CAAGCGCCGAAACCTGGTCCCGAACCAAACGGAGTTTGACGGCCAGGAAATCGAACTGAATTGTGGAACCTGGGACTCCTTGGACTATGGCATTTTCCGGGATACCCCAAACGGCGGTCGGGAATGTGCCTGCGCCCATCCCATTATGCCGGTGGAACGACTGGTAAACATCGACACCGGCGAGGTAAAGCTGAAGCTGGCCTACAAACGGTCTGGCAAGGCAAAAAAGTGGAATACCACCATCGTTGATAAATCTACGATATCTACGGCACGAACTATCACCGGCCTGGCAAGCCAGGGGATTTCCGTCACAAGCACGAGCGCGTCCATATTGGTGGACTACCTTAACGACATGGAAAACCTGAACTATGACATAATCCCGGAACGTCAATCCATTGGGCGATTAGGTTACATACAGGGTGAGGGCTTCTCCCCCTATGTAGACGGCCTGGTTTTTGACGGAGATGCTTCCTTCCGGGGGCTGTATCAGTCGGTACAGCCCCACGGATCAGAAGTGGTGTGGTACCAGACGGCGCTGGAATGCCGGAAGATGTCAGTCACAGCCAGGATTATGCTGGCAGCTTCCTTTGCATCGCCTCTGTTGTCCGTGGTGGGCTCTCTGCCGTTTTTTGTCCACCTCTGGGGCGTGGATAGCGGGACTGGTAAAACCGTAGCTCTCATGCTGGCTGCGTCCGTTTGGGGTAATCCGGCAGTTGGCAGTTATACCCAGACCTTCAACGGCACACAGGTTGGGCAGGAGCGGACAGCGGCTTTCCTGAACCACTTACCCTACTGCCTGGATGAACTCCAGCTTACCAAAGATAGCCGGGGCAAATCCAGTTTTGATGTGTACCAACTAGCCCAAGGCGTGGGCCGCTCCCGGGGCAAGCGGACCGGTGGCGTGGAGATTACCCCAACTTGGGACTGCTGTTTTCTCACGACCGGGGAATCTCCGCTCACCACAATTTCCGCCGGTGCTGGTGCGGTCAACCGTGTCATTGATATCGAGTGCACCACTGGTGCGGCAGTCATCACAGATGGCCACCGTATTTCCGGGGCGCTAAAGCAAAATTATGGCTTTGCCGGCCGTTTATTCATCGAGAGGCTATATGAGTCGGAAGAAACCCAGCAAAAAATTCGGGAGATTTACCAGGAAAATTTCCGGGCGCTGTGCGCCGGAGATTCCACCGAAAAACAGGCCATGGCGGCAGCTGCCATCATTACAGCAGATCTGTGCGCTACAGCCTGGATATTCAAGGATGATTCTGCGCTGACCGTTTCGGATATCCAAGAATTCCTTGCGTCCAGGGAGGCTGTATCAGCCGGTAGACGGGCCTACGAATGGATTTCTGATTGGGTGTCCTCCAATGTCAACCGGTTTATGGGAAGGGAATCTCCGCCGACAGGCGAGGTCTACGGGGCCATTGAGCCCGGCAAGGCGTTCATTATCCGGGGAGTGTTCAATAACGCGGTGCAGAACGCCGGCTTTTCGGTTGCGGCCACGCTCAGTTACATGAGGTCCAATAAGTTGATTGAAACTAGAGGCCGAGCGTACACAAAGCCCAAAAAAATCAACGGGATCCCTGTTGAATGTGTTGTGATGGCTTTGCAGTTGAAGCAGGGAGAGGAAGATGACTGCGATGAGCTTTCGCTTTGAAGGTGGAACACGTTCCACCTTGCACGGTTTGTGTTCCACCTGGAAGCTGCTTTGATTTGTTTTTAATACAGCAGATTTCTGGAATAAACCGCATGTTTCACAGTTTAAAAGTTCATCCATCAAAAAACGGTGGAACGGTGGAACAGGTGGAACACAAAACACAAGCATATATAAGATAGGAAGGAGGTGCGTATGAGATGTATGTACATTCCGCCTTTATAGAAAGCGCGCAAATATGTTCCACTGTTCCACCTTCAAAAATCGAAGAACTTTTTGACAAACATTTTTAGAGTTTTCGTTGCTAATACGGAGACTTCAAAACAAAAACATACAATTTTGGGTGGAACAGAACGTTACACCGGAGTTACGCAGGTTCCACCGCGGGAGGCGAAAGCATGCAATTAAGAGACTACCAGCAGGAGTGTATTGATATCATTGAACAGAAACCGCCAGGAGCATACCTGGTGCAGATGGCAACAGGCCTCGGCAAGACGAAGACCTTCACGCACTTGCCAAGACACGGTCATGTTTTGATTTTATCCCACCGGGAGGAGCTAGTCAAGCAGCCCCTGAAGGAATATGACTGCAAAACTGGCGTTGAAATGGCCAAGGAGCACGCCGATCCAGATGCAGAGGTTGTTAGTGCATCTGTTATGTCTATGGCAAAACGCCTAGACAGGTTTAATCCGTACGATTTTGATACAATCATCTGCGACGAATGTCACCATGCAGCCGCCCGCACATACCGGAGCATCTTCGATTACTTTGAGCCACGTATGCTTCTGGGCTTTACAGCTACTCCAAACCGGGGAGACAAGGCAAGACTGGACAATGTGTTTCAGGAGATCATCTTCCAGCGTGATCTTCGGTGGGGCATCAAAAATGGCTATCTTTGCGATATCCATTGCCTACGTGTGGATATCGGATATGATCTCTCCGCAGTACATACCAGGCACGGAGATTATGCCCCCGGAGAACTGGATGAGGCTATGGACGGCACAGCAGACGCTGTTGCAGAAGCATATCAGAAGCATGCTGTTGGAGCTACCCTGGTCTTTGCAGTAAGTATCCACCAGGCAGAAGAGATTGCAAAGCGAATTCCAGGAGCCGTTGTCGTGACCGGCAAAACAGAAAACCGCGCTGATATCATTCGCAGGTTTACAAATCGGGAAATCCCATGCCTGGTCAACGTGATGGTGTTCACGGAAGGGACGGACATGCCTCTGGTTGAAACCGTCATCATTGCCCGTCCCACCCAGTCAGAAAGCCTGTACGCCCAGATGGTGGGTAGAGGGCTAAGGCCGTACCCCGGGAAAGAAAAGCTCACCCTGATCGATTGCGTGGGCGTCACAAAAGGGGCAAGTCTGTGCACAGCACCATCGCTCTTGGGCATTGACCTAAGCAACGTCCCTAAGAAAAAGCAAGATGAGCTCCAGGGGGATCTGTTTGAGCTTCCAATGAAAGCAATGGCTGCAACGGATTGCCCAGAGAGCTGGATCCGGAACGTAGAAATTGTCGACTTGTGGGCCAAAGGCATGTCTTACAACCTGCACGATGTCAATTACTTCAAAATGCCGGATGGGCGCCTGGTCTGCTCCTTGGCAGAAGGAAAGCGTATTACAATTCCGTGCCCTGACAGTTTGGGCATGGTGACTTTATCCGGCGAATTGATACCTTATCAGGCAGCGTTGGACAGGGCGTACAAGGTTCTCAGCGAGCAATATGAGGACTGCCGTGCCCTGTGGGACATCAACCGCGTAAAGGGTTGGGGACGAAATCCGGCTACAGAGAAACAACTCGGCATTATCAGGCGAAGGTACAAGGATTTTGACACAAGCAGATTGACCAAGATGCAGGCTGGGCAGATCCTGAACCGCATTTTTAACGGAAGGAGAGGCACATGAAAATCTATGTCGAACAATCAGCTGACCGGGATGCGATGGTAACAATCTTGGCCAGGAATGGATATACCGTACGCCAAGGCAAAGAAAAGCAAGGCAGCAAATACCTTCGATTTGTGGAGTACTGGAAAGGAGATAGCAATGACAGAGGCGCAGGAACAGATTGCTCTGATTAAGTGGACACAGCAGCCGTCTATTCGGCAGAGATATCCGGAGCTGGCGCTTCTGTTCCACGTGCCCAACGAACGCCCTGACAAAGTTCAGGCGTCTATCTTGAAGAAAATGGGCGTCAAGCGTGGTGTGCCTGACTTACTCCTCCCGGTCCCCACTGGCCAGTATCACGGCCTGTTTATCGAAATGAAGACACTGACCGGCCGTATTTCGGATGATCAGCTTTGGTGGATAGAGCATTTAAAAGCAAACGGCTATGCTTGCCACGTATGCCGTGGCTGGAAAGCAGCTTCGGAGGTCCTACTATGGTATCTGGGACAGGAGTGACATTGCCCTACGAAAAAGAGGCAATGCATGGATTAGATATGCCAGATGGACTGGAACAGCCAGATCAACTGATGTTTTTGTGCTTACGGCAGTTGTACGGGCAAAAGCGTGCCGGCCTGATTGAGCGCAATCGGGCTGTCCTGGAAAAGAGTAAGCTGCTGGAAGAGTATCGGGTTGCAAAATTCCGGTATGGCTTGTGGGAGCAGGGGGCGGCGTTGTGGAAACGCATCGAAGCCGCCTCCTCCGAATATCGCAGATCCCCATCTGTCGAGGCGGCGGATAAGCTGCTGGAGGCGATTTATGGGGTGGAAAGGAAGGCAATGAAAAATGGCGCGGCAAAAGACCAGGGCTAAAGCTACTCCAGCACCGCCCAACATCCAATTATCCTTTTTTGCAGAGGGCTATGTCTACTGCTGTCCATTTTGCTGCAGTCCTCTTGCCCCCCCCCGCGCAAGGATGTGCCATATAGGTGCCAGGTGTGCGGGCAGCCGATTAAATCGAATAGCGAGAAAGCGAGGTGGTAATCATGCCTAAACCTTGGGAAAATGCTGAAGGCTATCACGATCCGACAGCCTATCACGGCACAAAAAACATCATCCGGGATGAAGATGAACAGCAGAAGCGGGTGAACATCCTGATCCTTGTCCTGAAGTACATCATACGTTTGGCAGGGTTTGAACTCCTGAACCGCATTGAAATCAAAGATCGTAAAACTGGGAGGGAACACCAATGAAGAAAATTTTCAAATGTTGCTGGAATTGTGCCAATGGATTCACTGCCGCTTGTGAGAGCCGGGAAGAAACTGAACGATTTAGAGCAACGAAACGCTTTTGCTGCGCGTCCTACCCTGTTTCTTCCCATGCTGAAAACCCGTATAAGCAACGATATTGCAAACAGTTTGAAGTTCCAATGTTTGGGATTCGGTTCGGTCATGAAATCAGTAAATTGGAAGTACAAAAACTGAACACAATGAACGCCGCTGAATTGATACAGTATTGGAAAATTCAAACTTTTTGAAGATTAACTTTTAAGAAAGCTATTCCCCAAAGCCCTAAAACGGTTGTTGGGGTGGTGGGGGTGGAACAGATGGTACAGAGGCTATTATTCTTTCTTCTTAAATATAAAAAATATATAAGAAAAAGAGCATATAGAAAACCAGCCTTTCATCTGTACCATCTGTTCCAAAAGCCGGAAAACGCTTGATTTTCAGGCAATCGTCAACGGTACAGATATGATGAAAACGGAACAGATACACAGAAAGGATGTGTTACATAGTGACCGATAAAGAACTTTCCAAACAGGCCAAGGAATACTTTGCCCAAATTCGGAAAACTGACCGGCTGATCCAGCGGTTGACAGATACGGTTCAAACCTTACGTTCCAGCTTGACTTCCCAAAGCTATGAACTGAACCCTGACAAGGTGCAGACTTCAGGCCCAAAAAATACCCTTGAAGAAACGGTTGCCAAGATTGTTGACCTTGAAGCCGATATTAACCGGCGCATTGAGGAACTTGTTGATATGAAACAGGAAGCCTTCACCATGATCAGCCGGATTCCTGATCTTGATCAGCAAAATATTCTAATTGGGCGCTATATCCAGTTGAAAAAATGGGAAGATATTGCTCTTGAAGTTAACTTTTCAATTCAATGGGTGTATGAACTTCACTGGAAAGGGTTGCTTGCTTTTTCTCAAGCGAACAGCGAATTTTTCAGGAACAGAGAAAAACAGAGTGCTACCGGTTGAAAACAGAGTAATTTATGTGAGATAATCTATTTATGAAATTGCGCCTACGGGAAACTGGGGCGCTTTTCTTATCCTGTGATAGAAAGGGGTTGCCGCTGTGAACGCAAGGCAGAAACGGTTTTGTGATGAATACCTGATTGATTGCAACGCAAAGCAAGCGGCGATCCGGGCAGGATATTCCCCAAAGACTGCTTATAGTATCGGAAATGAAAACCTGAACAAACCTGAATTAAAAGCCTATATTGACGAACAACTTGAAAAAATCCATTCTGCTAAGATTGCTGACGCTGAAGAAGTGATGAAATATCTTACTTCTGTTATGCGAGGTGAGCATACGGAACAAGTTTTGAAGCTGATTGGTGAGGGTGTCCAGACGGTTACGGATATTGACGTTTCCGCCAAAGAGCGCCTGAAGGCCGCTGAACTAATTGGCAAGCGTTATGGCCTGTTCACTGATAAGGTTGGTGTGGAAGGAGTCATTCCAGTAGTAATTTCGGGAGATGATCAGCTTGAAGATTAACCCCAACGCCAAGCGGGTTTTTCTCCCTGAAGTGGTTGGTAAGGGTTACGCCACTTTCTGGAACTTCAAGGGTCGTTACCGGGTGTGCAAGGGTTCCCGTGCTTCCAAGAAATCCAAGACAACGGCTCTGAACATCATCAAGCGGATGATGGAATACCCGGAAGCCAACACCCTTGTTGTTCGTAAGGTGTTCAGAACCTTGAAAGATTCCTGTTTTACGGAATTGAAGTGGGCAATCAACCAGCTTGGGGTTCAGGCATATTGGGAGATCAAAGAAAGCCCCCTTGAAATGACCTATAAGCCCACCGGCCAAAAAATCTATTTCCGGGGTCTTGATGATCCGCTGAAGGTAACTTCCATTACCGTTGAAATCGGGTACCTGTGCTGGTGCTGGATTGAAGAAGCATACGAAATCATGAATGAAGCTGATTTTGATATGCTG